CGTCCCAGCCACATTCATGTACTCGTCAGCCAGCGCGCTGCTGTCCGGGCTACGCACATAGGTGCTGCTGCCTTCTGGAATATTCGCGATGTCCGCCTGGGCAGCCGCCAGTGTCATGTACTGCTTACTCAATGGGATCAGGTTCTCCCTGATCTCATCGTTTTTCGCCATCATCTGGCGCCACGTATCCAGCGGTTCACCGCCGCGGTCGTTAACCGTTCCTGCCGGACCGTTCACCAGTTCGTCAGCGCGCTTGACGTTATCCAGGAATATTTCCGGCGTCGTCGTTCCCAAAGGCGGGTTAAGTTCGGCCATGTTTTTGCTCCAAAGAAGGCGTTCGCCCAAACGAGGGTTTGAGCGAAAGAAAAGTTGAAAGGGATTTTTTGGTATTAAGCGACGTCGCCGGGGTATGTAGCGTCGTCGTACTGGTAGAAAATTTCTTTATATTCAGGTGCAGTAATCTGACAGTTGCTGTCACCTGATGGGGCAACCTCCTGGACTATCCCATGCCGCACACCCTTTTCACTGTCGCAGAACAATAACTTCGGCAGATCAATATCTGGGTCGTCCATAATCCAGTCGTCGGGATGCAGGTCGTCGTTGTACGGCACCGTGAGCGTGAAATCATCCACCCGCTGCGGCGTAAGCATTCGCGATGATGGACGACCGTTCTGAAACTGTATCCAGCAGCGGGGATTCGCGTAGCTCCAGTCCAGAGGCTCGGTAACGTGCAGCGTAATTTCCTGAAAGTCATATATCATTGCGTCAATCAGGCAACTTTGGGTTTTCCCGGTTCGAATATCATCTGACAAAATGATGTGATCACCGAAGTCATGACACCATCCCAGCATCGACGTCGTAGCCGTATACGTTCGGCGTTGGTGGAGATATTTCATTAACCGACGCATCCCGATACGCCAGGCGCGATCTGCAGTCATGGCAACATCAATGGTGTATGCCTCCGTTTTGCGCGGAAAAGGATTTTCCGGCGTCCGGCACTGTACGGTTTCCTCCGCCCAGGTCACAGGGTTGATATATTTCACATCCACGCCATCAAAATCATCTTCCGACGGGACCCTGAATGAAGTCTGCATTTCCTCGACGGTATCCTGGGGAGTAATGATTCCGGTCCAGCTTTTGACGCCCTCTCTCCCGACAGAAAGCAACCCGTCAGACAGCAGAAAATACCCCATGCCAGCCTCTGCAATTTTGTCGAAAATATCCTTTGCTGACGTGCTGTCACTGCTTGCCTGGTGATCAAAACATTCTCCCCTTGGCGTCCAGTAGGTAGCCTCCAGCGTACTGAGCGCCGCAATGTCGATCTGGTCGTCGCGATATCCCAGACTGCGGGCAAGATGCAGGAACGCACCGCTGATTGTCCTGTCACCACCGCCATCATAGTTTCGCGTGGCGACAACACTCACACGCTTGTCTGACTGCGCAGCCAGCTGGCCGCCGGTTTCAACCGTGATCCCTATTGTTGATATTCCTGCGTAGGAGGTCGGACGGGAAAGCAAACGACCTCTTAGCGCCTGCCAGAACATCGAATCCCTGGCATTGTTTGAGCCCTGTTCATTGCGCCGACGGCAGCGAACCTCCACCAGCCCGGGAGAGGACAGATCAAAACGCTCTGTAAAACCGAGGCCATTAATGTTTTTAAGCGCGTAAACCCCTGGCTTACTCGTCCACCCTGATCCGGAACCATAAACGCGATACTGGATTTCATACTCGACATGGCGGACCCGCTTATTCCCGTTGTTCTGGAACCCGCAAATTCCGTTTGGGAAAGCGAAGTTGACCTCGAAGGCGTCCACAACTTCATTTTGCGGGCAGGCCAGAAAGGGGCCGAGCCAGGTTTCATTATCGTTAATACCAGACGCGGCAAAATCCACGACGGTACGGGTCATAAAGCCTGACCAGGTGCTGTCAACGACACCGTTAACCACACGCTGTACGGTCGCAGAGGGGCCATCAGTAGACGCTATCTGGTATTCGTTGCCACGGTGCGCCAGGGAAATCCGCTGAGTACCTTCCGGCAGTCCTGAAAAGGCGGTGCCAGAATCGTAAGCCAGCGTCACGCTGGCTGTTACCGCAGGGCTTCCGCCGCTGGAGGCTGTACCAGCTGTAAATACCGGGCTGTCGCCAAATACTGACGCAGGCAGAAATGATGACGTAATGGAACCGCCACGCCAGGGGCTGGAGATCTCGACGATACGTATCACGCCACCATCGTCCTGAGCAATCAGCCCCGAACCATTCAACCCGCCATTAATCGCTGCGAGCAAGCCAGACATTGTGCCGTAGTTGGCGACCAGAGATATGGTATAGGTGATCCCCTGCCAGGTCAGAGAAAAGGTCTGGCTGGTTGTCGTAAAGTCATACGTTGACGGCGACGCACTGGCGCGTAATACCGCAGTCGCTCCCCCTGTTCCCGGAACGGCGTCCTGGTGAGGGGTATACGTGGCGATCTGCAGATCATAGTCAGTACCGTTAAACATTAGGGTGACAGGCATACCGCTGAATGGCGCAATCTCTGACACGACGTCGCCTGTCAGCACGTTAAAGCCGCCTTCGATGGATACCTGATAATTCACAGGCGCTTTCAGGGTGACAATAACGCCCACAGTCCAGCCTGGCGGTAGTTTGTTTTCGTCCTCGTCATCATCGTTATCATCATCGACATCGAGGCCAGAAAACGAAACAGAGGCACCGCTGACGGTCATGGCATCAGCAACGATATCACTGGCTTCAGGGGCAGTCTGAGCCATATCGAGGCCGCTGCCGCTCGACGTTCCCCCGACTTCCGTTGAGTTGAACCATATCTCACTGCGACGGTCCCCGGCCACATTATCGCCGGGCCCATAGCTGGTATATGAAAATCCGGCGCCCAAGGTCAGCGCTGGAGTTTCCCCTACCCGAAAATCTCCACCGGTATAGGAGAAACGCCCATATCCAAGGCAGACAAACATTTCTACCGTCATTCTGGTGGGATCAGCGGGGTCGAATCGCGTTACCGGCTGCACCAGGTAATCCGGGTAAATCCGGTTTCGCCCAAAAGCCTCCCTAACGGGATCACCGAGTTTTGCGGTGTTTGCCCGCGCCGGGTTCAGATCCAGCGATGAAGCGTTACTGGATGAAAAACCGCCCAGCTCTGGTTTAGGGGCAAAGAATAATGCATAGGCCGTAGACGCAATGGATACGGCCACCGAAACCCACGCGGCAATTTCAAGACCCGTGCCATACGGAATGGGATATATCCGCACGTCACTGTCTGGCCGCAACAAACATAACGGCCATTCCGCCGGGGGGACTGCCTGGCCGTTCAGCTCGATCACGACAGGATGAGTTTTATCCTGTGAATAGCTCGGGACATTTCTGCACATCCACTCATGCAGCGTAAGCACACCATGATCGTGCGTTTCAAGTGGTTCACCCGGTAGCCGGGACGGGTAAAACTTTATCGTCATTGCCAGAACTCCACGCGGTTAAAGCGACGGATAAATCGCGACAGTGGCAGAAACGTAACCCCCGAGCCTGGATTACATTCCGCGACCTGCAGCTGGTTATCGAGCATCACAACAATCCCGACATGGGAAACCGTTGAACCCGAATAGCAAGCCACTCCGGCACCTTCACACGGGGCACAACGTTTCAGCGAAAGCATCAGCTTTCTCGCTTCCCGGTCGAGGCCCCCGCCGTCTTTGGTCACACCTGCAAAATCCGGCCATTCAGGTAGCCCAAGGTCGCGACGTATCTCATTCACAATGCCGAAGCAGTCGAGTTTTGGAAAAGAGCGACCGCCCTTCAGCCAGGTGACTGAACGGTATTTATCAGCGATAAACATATTTACCTCAGATTAGTAACGTAAGCCCGGATGCTCGGCGAGGTTGTAACGTTTACGGGGCCAGGCTGTTTTGAGGACATTCATATAGCCTGCCGTGACCTGAACTGCTGTCGGCGTCCAGGAGCCGGATTTGATATCGAGCGTATACGGTGATGATGCCGGAGCAGACAGATCGGATGAAATGTACCGCCGGAATGTCAGCGTGGCTGATTTCATTTCATCCAGGATTTTATCGATCGCCTCAGAAGCCCGTCCGTCAATATTGCTGATAGCAAACTTTAAATCCTGTGTCCCGTCGGCGTTCCTGGCTGGTAAGGCGATATCTATCGCGCTGGCTTCAAACGTCGCCGGCTGACCATTTTCCAGCATCACGGAAACGTCATCCCATCCACTGGTTAGCCAGTAGTTATCATCGCCTGCCGATATCTGCAGCGTGTCGTGAATAACCTCCGATCCGCTGCTGGCATATAGTCGCTCAAGAATTGTCATGCTTCGGCCACTCTCTGTTTAGCGCAATATCCAGTAACGACTGGCCCGCCAGCCATTCCGGGTAATTTCCCCAGCCTGAAGGCGGTAACGGGCGCTCCCATAATTCCAGCGTTGCGCTGTACTGCCAGTATTTTGGCGCGACCAGCGTCGGCCCTTCGTAAATATCCACGAACCTGGCTTTATAGGGTTTTACCCCGACTGGAGTCTGGAGTTTCAGATAGAACCAGGACTGGCCATCTTTAAGCGCATCCCTGAAAAACGCCTCAAACACCTGTGCCAGAGCATCAGTTTTAAAAATCCATTTAACCGATGCCTGGGTGGGTGTTGAGGTATATCGCCTTCGTTGTTGAGCGCGACCGGACGTCATCTCCGTTCGCAGTAAAGGTGATATGGGCTTAAACCCGTACCCGTCCATAAGCGGCATGGGCAGGTATTCATCCGGGTAGAAAATATCTGCCATGAATATTCCCTCCGGGCAGGTCTATCGTGGTTTTTTGGATTGGAGATTTGAATAAATAGCCCGACCGAATTTCTTCTGGGGGTTATTTACTTCGGCGGTTAAGGTGTTAACTATCCGCTGCTCCAGAGCGTCATTCCTTCGCTCAATTGCCTGCATCGTTATGTCATCCGGTTTACCGGTGAACGTACTTCGGGCATCTACGCTGACAGCAATCCGTGGCTGTGCCTGGATCTGCTTCGCAGCGTTCTGTACCGCCGGTGATTCCCGCCCAACAGCTTTGACCCCCAGCGAACCATCAGCGCCACGGGTAAGCGGCATGATGGCTTCCGGCCCGGCCTCGCCGAATACACCCGCCCCTTTCGCAAACGCAAAATATTGGGGAGTGCTGTAAACGCCATTGCTGTAGGCAGAAAGTGACGGAGAATCGTAAACGCCTCCGAGAGCGTTAAATGAAAAATTAGCTCCCGCGCCTTGAATAGCGGTACCACTACTTGCCGCACCGCTGGCACCGCCAAAAAGACTACCGAACAACCCACCCGCTCCGCCGCCAAATGACGCCATAATCGCTTTGGTGATTAACGCCTGTGTCGCCATCTGGATCAGCGTCTTAATCACCGTTTCGCCCAGGGAAGAGAAAATATTCGACATTCCATCTTTAAAAGAAGCAGCGCCCGTCAGGACGTTGGTCAGGTTGTTGGAAATAGAGTTAGTGGTGGCATCCAGAATTTCGCTGGTTGCAGTGGCAGCCATTGAACTCAGATCAGAAGCCTGATCGGCATAGTTCATCAGGGAATCGCTGATCCCCGCGCGCCAGTCTGACTGCTGCTCATCGGTTTTTTTGTAGTAGTCCTCCTGAATCACCAGGCGTTCAGCAAGCGCAGCCTGCAGTGCTTCCGTTTGCTGTTTGTACAGGTCCTCAGAAATTTCCCCTCGGCTGAAATCCCGCTGCAGGTCCCGCTGCTGTTTGAGAAAATCAGTGCGAATATCTGCCATTTCCTTCATGCGGTCGCGGGCCTTATCCCCCATCCCGGCACCAAGAAAATCAATATCCCCCCGGTCACGTGCAGCAGCATTACTGTCAGCCAGCCCCTCACGGAACGTTTTTAACTGTTCAGCAATGTTTTTCTGATCAATAAGCGCAGCATTGTGCAGGAGGGTTTCTTTTTTGGCTTGCTCAAGAGAGGCTAACTCCCCCTGCGTCACCTGATATTTCATCTTTGCCAGTTCAGTGTTTTGGCTGGAAAGAGCAATTTGTTCCTGCTGCTGTTTAATAAGGCGCTTGTAAACGTCCTCCGTCTTTTCAGCCGCTTTAACCTCTTCGCTTTTTGGCGCTTTCCGGGTGGGCTTATTGGATTCATCGTTTTGCCATTTCGCCAACCCCTGATTAATAAACAGATCGCGGTTAGTCTTAAACTGAGGTTCATCCTTAAGCCCCAATTCGTCAGCGGCATAACCTAATCGGGCTCTCTCCCTTGCTTCTCCTTTAAGCTTTGATAGCTCAAGGTCCTGACGGCTTTTTTCCAGAGCATTGGCTTGCTGTGATGTTAAATCAGCCTGAGGCATTCGCATTGGAACATTAACCAAGCCCTGCCGTTCCATTAAAAGCTGGTTTCCTAATCCAAGTAAACGGTTAACTTCGGAATACTTACCAGTCATCAATATTAGACTCTGGTATTCTTCATTTTGCCGCCATGCTCTTTCTTTTATAAGATCATTTCTTCTTCTTTCATTCTCCTCAAGTGCCTTTAATATATCACTGGATTTTTCTCGCATCTGACGAAGCTTGTCTTCTTCTACGACAACCTGCTCGGTCAAAATTGCAATAGCCTTTGTAATATTTAAATCATTTTCTTGAGTTATACCTGGTTTGCTTCTACTTTCATTTAAATCATTTATTTGTCCGTTAAGTTTTTTTACACTTTGTTCTTGCTCTTCGATTAGGCGTTTTTGCTCCTGCATCGCCTCAACCGTTAATCTTCGATTACTATCGACCTCAGGTAGGGTCATTGAGGAGGTTTTTTCTCTGATCTGATCTATTTGGCTGGCATATTCCTGAGCTGATTTTCTTGCTTGTTCCTGGCTTTGGTACATAGCGTACCATGCGCCCGCACCCAGCATAACTAACCCGGGTATACCACCGACCAGCCCAAGAGCCCCACTCATCAACCGGGTGCCGACAGAGGTAACGCTGTTAAGATTATTTTGAGCAGAAACCCTACCTGAAATATTACGACTAAGCGCCGCTTGCGCTGCAGCAAGTTTTCTTTCTGCAATAGCCTGTGCATCGGCATTTTTTGCAGCTACAAGCCCGGCCTGAGCCCGCTCCAGAGCTGTTCGTGCTCGTACTTTTTCTGTAGCTGTCCCGGTGGCGAGGGCAGTAGTCAATCGACCTTGTGCAGCAGTAACCTTTGCTTCTGCGGCTGCAACCCTCTCCTGTTGCGCAGCCTGAACATCTGCACTTTTAGCATTCTGAAGGGCTTGTTGGGCGCGGTAAACGGCGGCGCGGGAAGCGGCAACAGAAGATTGCGCGGCTTTTTCCTGAGCGACGGCAAGAGCTACCTCAGATTTTGCCGCCGAAATAAGTGCGCCAGTAGCACTGCTTGCACTGGTAACAATTCCGCCAAGATACCGGGCCAATCCGATCCCAACCAGGCCACCAGCAGCAGTGGTAATTAGTGACATATTATCTGCTACGTCACTGAGGGCCCCGCTGACAGCAGAAGATGTAAGAGAATCCAGTGTACCTGCCAGCCCATCAAGACCGCCAGAAAGTGCGTCTGTTGCACCAGTCGCCTGGTTTACCCCGCCGACCCATGCCATAAACGAGTTAGTGACTTTTTGCATTGAGCCGGACACTGTCGGCGGTAACGAGGCAAACTCCCCCTGTAACACACCTAACTGGCTGATTAATGCTGGTACGACTTTATCAATTGTGAGTTGCCCCTGGTCAGCCATCGCTTTAAGATCTTTTCGGGCAACCCCCATACCAGCAGCCAGGGCGCGGATGACACGATCCCCAGCTTCGTTAACCGCGTTAAACTCTTCGCCACGCAAAACACCCTGAGCAAGCGCCTGGCTAAACTGGGTAATAACAGAACCGGCTTCTTCTGTACTTGCACCAGATAGTTTTAGACCTGTTGATACCGCTTCGGTGATTTTGAGTACTTCATCTGAGCTGTAGCCAAATTCACGCATTGATGCTGCCGCGCGTGAAAATAAATTAGCGTTATCAGTAAAAGCAGTGCCCGTACTCTGACTAATCGCCATTAATCGGGTCTGAGATAAAGTAAAATCATTCGTAGAAACTGAGGCTTGTTTAAGCCGTGCATTCACTGAGTTCCATTGATCAGCAATCTGAACCAGTTTTCCTGTAGCAAATGCCGCAGCCGCAGCCGTAGCTGCTCGACCAGCAGAAGCAAATCCATCGGTTAACTCGGAAAGAGCTTTTTGACTTTCTTTTGCAGCCGCAGCAGCCTGGCGTCCACCATTTTGCATGGTTTTATAATAGTCTTGCCCCATGCGTGAAGCGCGGGCGATCTCAGTCTGAAATGATTGAGAATTTGCTGAAACCTTAATGATAAGTTCACGCAGGGTTGCCATTTACTACCTCTTTAAAATAAAAAACCTGCCGAAGCAGGTTATTTTTTTATAATCAATCAATCTAGTTTGCATTCTGGTCAATGAAATCCCTCAGAATTTTAGATTGATTGCATAACTCTTTATCTGTTGACATTCCTGAATCTTTAGATTTTTGACAGTAATAAAAGTAATCATCATTCTCTTTGGCGTATGATATAACTTTATAAAAAGCTTTCACGCACAGCGATGGATCTGAGTGCTGAGAACAAATGGTATTTGTTAGCTTTTGCAGTTCTTGTGGTTCAAGAATTTGCGTTGCACTAGCTGTTGATGTGATAAAAATAAAACCTAATAATAATTTTTTCACAAAATTCCCCTTTTCATTGGCAATAGGGAATCCTAAACCGTCACGAAAACGTTGTCACTTAGAAGCGGCGAACAAAGCGGCCTCTAATCCGGCAAAGGGATCGCCGCGGTCGTTTACCTCATCCTCTTCTGTGCTCCACTGAAGCTGAGCATCTTCAATGGTGACTTTACCGCCCTGCGCTCCGTAAACCGCAGATACCAGTTGAGCATTGAGAATATCGCCGCGAATATCGCCGATTGGGCTGATACGGTCATATTCAGCCCACATCCTGAATTCACCGACCGTCATGGTTTGTCGCAGTTCGCCCAGCGTGCGGCCCATCCGGAGCGCCAGCGCCATCAGGAACTGCATGCCAGGCATTTTTACTTTGCTTTAGCATCATCCGCGTCACGAATGAGATCAAGTGCCTGCTTCAACAGCCGGGAATGCACAGGGCCATAGATCGCTTCAACCTGTTCGGTGTCATCGACAGTAAAGACGGGCTGTAGATCGGTATCCAGCAAAATATCGATGAAAAGCGTGACGTCGGCCCGCATCGTGCGGAAGGCTCGTTCTGAAGGGGTCAGTTCTGGTGCCTCCTGGGGCTCCTGCCCTTCCGGTGGTTTGGGTGGTTCCGGGCTGGCAATGCCCTGCCAGCGGATCCAGGCTTCTGCTGATGGCTCACGAATGATGACTTTGGCGTTATCCCACTCCGGAACGGAGACTTCTTTTTTACGAAAGCCCGCCATCGGTGCCAGTGCCAGTGCTTTAAGACTCAGTTTTGACATTAAGTTTATCGCCGGTTTCCCGGCGCTCCATTAACTGATGGTGACGGTGTGGTCAGCAGAGGTGATAACGGTGCCATCGGCATCGGTAACCACGCAGGAATAAACCCCGGCATCACCGGATACAGCGCTGGCTTTTGTAAACGTTGCGCTGGTCTGGCCGCTGACCGTCGAGGTGCCCTTTTTCCAGACGTAGGTATAAGGTGCTGTACCGCCCTGCACGACCACGCCCATAGTCAGGGCGCTTCCTGCCGCGACGGTTTGGGACGCCGGAAGGTCTGTAGCAAACGACAGAACTCCTGGGGCATTAATATTGGTGGGTTTACCTTTCAGACGCAGGGAGAACGTTGCAGCAACAACACCGTTGGTTTGAGAATCCCAGGTGTGCTGACGTACCTCAGCGCGCATCAGGAATCCATTACCAGACGGGAAAATAACCTTAAATCCATAAACCCCGTCGTTATCGTATGCTTCACGAAGTGCATCCTGCGCCGGGTTGCGGTAGAAGTTACCGGAAAGTGACATTTCAGACGGAGCAGGAAGACCGTTGATATTTTCCGTTTCATCCGAACAGAGCGTTGTCACGTCAATATCGTTTTTCTGACCAGCGGTAAAGCTTGCCTGTTTGATAGTGCAACTCAGGTTTAACCAGGTTGCGGTATCCAGCTCTGCCGCGGTGACCGGCACAGAGGTAATCATTACTACCGTTTTTTGGGCACGTTCAAATTGTGCTGACATCGCAGCCTCCATAAATGAAAAAACCGCCAGCGGCGGTCGGATTGGATTGGTTTTTGTCAGGCAATAACCGTTATTTCGAGGGTTGCCCGATGAAGGTGAGTTGTCGTGTCGTAGCCAGGAATTTTTGTCACCTCGACAGGTGAAAGCACCTGCAGGCGAGCCAGGGCATCCAGGCGTAACGCCCGGGCTTCGTCATTCGTTTCAGCCCATACATCAACCTGAATACGCAACGTTGACTCTGCCTGCCCGCAGAACACATCCCCGGATACATCAGTCGGTATCGAGAAAATGATGTAAGGAGCAGCCACCGCGGGTAAATCGTCGCTGCCAAGCGGCACCACATACGGATAAACCCGCCCGCCTGCCAGCGGCGACAGCAGGTCATAGAGATCATCTTCTGTCATTTAGCCAGCACCTCATCAATAGCCTGATTCATCCGCTGCATCGCCACCTGCGCAGCCTCTTCCATGCGGGTATCAAAGGCAGGACGAACAAACGGATGTGCTGGCGCCGTAGATGTTCCCAGCTCCACAAAGCGCCAGTAGAAAGCATTCCGAGTGTTGCTTGCCTTCATGGTGTTGTCGCTGTTCCCCGTCCGCGGGTTAACGCCACGAATATGCACCCCGGATGCGATTTCCCCACGGCGGCGGCTTTTCTGGGTGACGACAACAACGTTTTTCTTCAGCTTACCGGTCTGTTCGGGAGCAAGATCAATCACTTCCTGCCGGAGAACTTCAGCCCCGGCGCGGGTCGAATCCCGGAGGACTTTATTGTTTTCGGCTTTGCTGAGGGTTTGCAGGTTTCGGGCGATATCCTGCAACCCGGAAAAATCCAGATTCACATCGATCATTTTTCGGTCCCTTGTTTGCAGAGAATTTCCAGCCGGGTACCTTTGATATCCGGAACCGGAGGCCCGGTAACGTTAAGAACTGCACCTTTAAACGGGCCGGTCCGTACCTTCAATCGGGATGTGGCTGAAATATCCCTGCGAAAACGCACCCAGACCCGGATTGTCGCATCGGCATGCTCTACGCCAGCGGCTAACAGCTCACGACCGCTTATCCCCTTAACCTCGGCCCAGATGGTTTTCCCATCTTCCCATTTTTCAACCGGCTGACCGGAAGGTGTTCTGGAGGTTGTGAAGTTCTGAATGGTGACCCGATGCCGTAATCTTCCTGCCTGCATATCACCTCCTACGTGCCTGGTACTTTGCGGTGCTGTTCCAAAATTGCTTTGACGCCGAACGGGATAGTATTAACGCTGTCGCTGCTCACAGGTTCCCTGTTTTCATACCAGTGCGACACCAGCAGCATCAGAGCCAGTTTGATATCATCTTCTATCACCAGTCCATCAGGATCATCGTCCGGAACAGCGTTATCATAAAGACGGCAATTAGTGATTTTTTCCGCATGCTTCAGAGAGGCGTTGAGGTAGAGCGTTAACATCACATCCTCTGTGTCATCATCGCTGTCGATACGGCACTGGTAACGAAGCTCTTCTACAGAGGGCTTCATTTTCCCTCACCCCGCTTATTGCTGGTTTTAGGCTTAACTGGTGTTTCAATTTCAGGCTGTTTAGTCCCGTCGAGAATCCCCATCTGGGCAGCAACCTCAAGAGCACGTTCAGGAAGTGAGCCAGCCTCATATTCACCGGCGGGAATATTTATGATCTGAATGCCATCAGGTGACCATTTCAGGTCTTTTTTCAGCAGCATCATGACCTCCATAAGAATGGGGCCGAAGCCCCATCAGATTATGCGCCTGCACCGATCTGCAGCAGTTTGATGGCCTGAGAATCGGCGAGCATTCCGCCGGTACGTTTGGTGGTGTAGAAACCAACGAATGGTTTGTTGGTATACGGGTCGCGGAGGATGCGGGTACCAATGCGATCAACGATGGTATAGCCGCGTTTAAAGTTACCGAACGCAATGGCTTTCGCATCAGCTGCGATATCCGGCATTTGCTCATTCTCAGCAACGCCATAACCTGCCAGAGAGGAAGGCTGGCCCAGCTCAAGGCCCGGACGCCAGAGATAGTTACCCTCGGAGTCCTTCAGAATGCGAACGGCAAACAGGCTGTTGTTATTCATCATGAACTTAGCACCGTTGCGGTGCACCTTGCGCAGGGTGTAGACCAGTTTGATAATCGCATCTGCAGTCACACCTGCCGCCGCACCGGAAAGAATGTGCTGCAGCGTGCCAAAGGCACGGGTTTTATCGTCCTCCAGAGTGGAGGCGTAGGCCAGGAAGCCTTTCGGTTTTTTCGTACCGTTGCCGCTGGTGAAAGCGATCTCTTCCTGTTCAGAGAACTCAACGGCCAGCTCGCTGTTGATCCAGTCCTCTACGTTAAAGAAGGCATCATCCAGCATCGTCTGGGTTGCCTGAGGGTTTCCGTAGATTTCACCCATGAACGGTTCAATCTGAGCGAGTTTAGACGCATCAGTAGCTGGACGGAGATCGGTTTCACCGACCCAGCCGGAAGCGGTGCCGCCAAGGTTAACCAGCTTTTTATAGTTGGCACCGCCAACAGTGATAGTTGTGGCCTCCTGGCGCATCACTACTTCATCTTTCAGAAGATTAAGAATGGTGCGGTCCAGCTCTTCCGGGACAGCATATCCGCCGTCTTCATCCACGCCAACCTGCAGGGCTTTACGCTCCAGATCACGCAGTCCGTCATCCTTACCCTTGCGCATAAAGTCGATGAAAGCGGTTTTGTGCTCGGTTGCGGCCTTGCTTTGAGTACCACCAGCGGGACGCTTAACCTGTTTAAGCTCATCCTCCAGCGCGGTTTTAAGCTGATCCAGCTCGGTCAGCTTGCCGTTAAGTGTTTCAACTTCTCCGGCCAGCTTGCCTTTTTCAGCTTCGATAGCGTCAATGCGTTTATCATTTTTCGCTTTGAAATCATCGAATTTTTGCTGCAAATCCTGCGCGACCTGCTCAACGTCTTTAATTTCGACTGCCATAATTCAACTCCTGATTAAAATTTGATGTTTTTCAATGCATCCAGTGCGGCATCCACACCATCAGCGTCACGCTGAGAGAGGTTGCCATAGCCCCCGGCCATGAATGCTTTGGCCTGGGTGCGGGAGAGCCCAACATCGCGCAGGACCCGTTCAATACTTTTCTGGGATGGTGTTTCACCACGGGCAAACGCGCTTTTAACATCGCTCACCCGCGCTTCATCATTCGATGGAAACGTTACGGGGCTGACCTCCCAAAGGTCGATCTCCTTGAGGAGAAACACGCCTTTCTCGCGGTCGTATTCCCAGTCTTTGAGCATGTAACCAATAGAAAGGCCGGTTAAAGAACCGGCCTTCATGTGGGCATGCGCTCGCTTTGAAAGAGGATCATCATCAATGAGTAACCGGCCTTTGACATATAAGCCGACGTCATCCTCTTTCATTTCGGTATAAACCCCGATAGGTTCATCCATCTGATGCTGCCAGAGCATGGCCGGAAGTGCGTTTTTCTCCCGCCATGACTGAAGTGATTTACTGAAAGCGCCGGGAACAACGACATCGTCGTAACTGTCCTTAACGCCAAACACAGAGCCATAGCCTTCAAACTCCCCGCTGTCGCTGACAGACTTTAGCTTCAGCGGAATATCCAGCCGCTGTTTAGTCATCGGCATCATGTTGTTCCTCGGTTGTTTTGCTCTTATTGCTGTCAGACGGCTTGGTCGTCATATTCATCGGCGTCAGATAAATGTCACCGCCAGAGCGTGGGTTCATATCTTCCAGTTCACGGCAGTCGTTTGGTGAGTAAATGCCCCAGTTAATACCGGTTGAATACGATTCAAATCTGGATTTCATATCCCCACGCAGCAAAGCACCGGCATTAAACTTGGCATAATAGGTGCCCTGCTTCGATTCCTTCACCAGCCCCACGTTGATTCGCTGCTCAATACGGGTCATATACGGAACGAGTGAATAGTTAATGAAGCCAATGCCAAGGTTTTCGATATTGCTGAAGGTGGCGCGGTCGGTGTTCTGCACCATGTGCATCGGCACCCTGAACAGTCGGCAAATCTCCTCCAACTGGAATTTTCTGGTCTCAAGAAACTGACTGTCCTCGGCATTGAGCGCCATCGACTTCCAGTCGAGACCCATTTCGAGAATCATCGGACGATGCGCATTGCTGAGCCCGAGGTGACGATCCTCAAAATCTTTCTTCAACCTGTCATAGGCAGCGTCGGTCAACGATTGCTCAGTACGGAGAACGCCAGAAGTGACCGCGCCATTTGAGAACAGTCTTGCCCCGTGCTCTTCAGTCGCCATACCCAGAGAAATTGCCTCTCTGGCGTATGCAATTGGGTTCAGACCAACCAGCCCGTCAAAGGTCAGTGTTCGGACGTGCCAGATATCATCCTGACCCAACACATCCGTCGAACCATCAGGGAAAGTGACCTGATACACCGGTTGCCACTGACTGTTAAGCTTAGGGTCAACGCAGCCTGGATCAATGGGTAAAAGCTCGACCACCTCACCCAGCGCTTTGACCTTGTAGGCATAAAAATTACCGCGCAGGCAAAGACACACAATGACCAGCTCCCAGAACTCCTGAGGGGTCATATAGTCATTTGGCTTCATGGTCAGTAATTTATGCAGCCTTTCAGAGGTCGCTTTTTGCTTGCTGTTGCCAGTGACCTTGTACAGGTTGCAGGGAAGCATTCCCATTGACTCAGCCAGCACCCTGACGCAACCAAACACCGCTGTAAGACGCATCGCTTTCTGGCTGCTAACGCGCTTTCCAGTGTAGGTGTCGTAAGTCATCCCTACAGCTTCCGCCAGTTCCGCTGGCGTCGTGACCGATGTGGTGCTTTTCGTAAACATTCCGGGGAAAAACATTAGCCGCCCTCCCCGGATTCAATTTTCCAGTTACTGGAAAGGGAGCGGGATACAAGCCATGACCAGAGCAGGCACAAAATACCGCCAGTAATGTAGCCAGCAGGGGGGTAAATAACCCAGGCACCGAATGAGAGCAGAATAGCCCCCAGCACACCAACAAGTGGCGCGAGTATCATCAGGATCATAATTGCCTCTTAAAGTGAGCGCACGCCATAGCTTTCGAGATGATTTGAAAGGGTTTCTTCCTTTTCAAATAACATTGCCCGTCCAATCGCCATAATCAGAGCAACAGCCCCATCTATTTTATTTTCGTTTTGCTCTTTAATTGGCCGAACTACATCATCATTTCCAGGCAGGTGCTTACCCACCACGTTTGAAATACACCAGGTCATTATCGGATTACCGTCATGATGAAATCGACCGGACTCTACAGCGGCCTCAAGCTCTTTCATCGGGTCAGACATGTTGGTGTAGTTCTGGATAATGGTTATAGGGTTGAGCTGTTCATCAGCAAGCTGATGAGAAAGGTTTGTTGCACCGTGCGGGTCAATTGGGCTTTGTTCAACAGGAGTTTGCTGATTATCACGCTTGGCATCTTCAAGTATTACTCGGTAATCAATTTCCGCACCATCAGTCACGGTGATATATCCTGCTTCAACCCATTTACGGTAACGCTCAGCGGTGCGGTGATCGTCAACATCGTTGCTGTATACGGTGTCATACGGAACATAGAAGCGCGGAGATATACAGTAATAATGCCGTTTCCCATCTATTTCACGGGTAAATAGCCGAACCTTAGAGTTCATATCCAGCTTGCGCGCAAGGTCAAAAGACAGAATGCAGGGCTGTCCTTCAAACTGCTCAATGGTGAGCGTCTCATCCTCACATTTTCGCCAGCTTAACAGGTTGAAATAAGCAGCACGTGCCGCGACCCAGATATTCAGGTGTTTCGTTTTGAATATCCCGGCCATGCGGGGATTATTTTTGGCCCTGCTTTGCTGGCTTAAGAGGAAATCAGAGTAAACCGACACCCCCATATTGGGATTGGCTTTGTGAAGAACAGCGGGATCAGTCCAGTCATCACCCTCATCAACGGTGTAAATGACGCCAAAAAGCTCATCATTCGGCACGGTTCCGTTCAGCATTTCGATAACTTCACGACGCTTATCGTAGCAAGGCCCCTCAATGTTATAACCAGCAGTGGTTATAGCCCACATAATCGGCTGTCTGCGGGCCCCCATGCCGGTGATCATTGTGGTATACAGCGCATCGCTTTCGTGCTCGTGATATTCATCAACAATAGCGCAATGTGGTGACTGCCCGTCACCAGGATTACCGATCAGCGGTTCAAATCTGGCGCCATCTTCAGGACGGCTAAGGTTCTTGGCGTTAACCTCTATTCCAAAGGCTTCAACGAGTAGTGGCGTGCGTTTGCACATCAGCCGCGCAGGTCGAAATACTTCCCATGCCTGCTTTTCAGTGGTTGCACCGGAATACACCTCCGCACCAAATTCACCATCACAGGTGAAACAAAAAAGCGCCACACCGGCGCTTATCGCTGACTTCCCGTTTTTCCTGGGGATTTCTGTATAGACCTCTCTGAATCGGCGCAGCCTGGTCCCCTTATGGACCCATCCGAAGGAGCAGCAAACAATAAAAAGCTGCCACGGCTCCAGTGTGATTGGCATTCGTTTGAATGCCCACTCTCCCTTTGTATGTGGAAGAAGCTGAATAAATCGCGCTGCACGCTCAGCAAGGTCTTTATCAAAGCGGTATCGAAATTTCTTTCCCTGCGATTTTGACAAATCGTCGATATGTCGCTGGCAGGCATCAATGACATACTGGCATGCCGGGATCTTTCCGGCGACAACATGCCTTGCGTACTGATTTGCAGCGTTAACGTTTGGATAGGCTTTTCGGCTCATGGCGTGATCATCTTCAGGAATGGGTTTTCGTTCTTTTTCTTCCCGGCCAGACCGACCAGGCGCTGTCGGCTGCTGGGGTCCAGCCCCAACATTGAACCGGTAGAACTCATTTCCGATTCCTGTTCTTTTTTAGCCGTAAGTTCAGGGTTTTTAATTTTCCCGCCCATTGCGCCAGTGATGGATAAACCATCAACAGCAATATTTTTTACCGCCCTGCGCCAGAACTCATAGGCAACGCACCAGCGCTCCAGTACTGCAAGATCGGTCACGCAGAGCAAGCCCTGTCCGCATAATTCTTTGGTCGTCAGCTCCCACATGATGGATGCTAACGGGAGTTCCTCTTCGGCAAACCAGTCCGGAGGTGCTACGCCATTGATGGGGGTGAATACTGGTTCTTCTTTATTCAGGGCTCGCTTGCCGGGGTTTCCGGCCAGCTCCTTGCGCGCCGTTGGCTTTGGTCTACGCCCGGAACGCCCCGCCGTTCCAGCCATAAGCGTTACTCCTGGTTAAATTTCATTTTTCGCGGGTATAAAAAATTGACTGAGGCGGCGGTCCTTTTGGCGGTCGCCCGTAGGGATTTGATCCCCCCCCGGCCTATTTGACATTCATTCTCATTTGCAACATTTGATTTCATTAAAAATCATTTCAAATACAACTAATCGAGATGAAAGTCATCACTCAGGGTATGCCGACGCCCGGCGGTCGCATTGCGCGGGCAGGCGCTGGAGTTGTGCCCTGACTGACCGCAGTAGCCGCAGCGCAGGTTTGCACGTCGCGAGGAACCACCCCACGTCTTAGGGCAATTTGCGACAGTGTGCATCTTTGAGCCGCAATAGGTGCAGCGCGTGTAACTCATCGCGTTCTCTCCGTGGCTGTCTTGTGACGATGGCAGGGCCAGCACAGGCTTTCGAGGTTCGAATCGTCATCGGTACCCCCATGAGCCTTGGCCTTGATGTGGTCAACCGTTTTTGCTGCGACAGCTCGCCCGCTGCGAAGGCAGTTCTGACACAAATGGTTGTCTCGTTTAAGTATTCGCGCACGCCTGATATCCCACTGGCTACCGTAGCCACGCTCGTGGCGACTCTTTCCCTGTTGATGCTGTTGCCAGCCTTCATTGCGGTGCTTTTCGCAGTAGCCTGAGCGGTCGGTTGTTGTGCCTGCGCATCCACGCTTACGACATGCTCGGGGGATTAGTGCGGGCATGATTAAGTCCTTATGAGATTTGCATTATCACAGGCACTCAGTGAATGCCTGCTGTAATGCCTTAGCTGGCCTGCTCAGCGCCGGTATCAAAAAGCGCCAGCGCTTCGGTCGCTTCCTGAATTGCTTTACGAGTCTTCGAGACAATCTCGCTTTCCGTGTAAACACGATCGAAAGAGTCAGCGAATAGCTCAGCTTTCAGATTGCTATCACCAACCCAGTCAATGGCCAGCTTGGCCGCTGCGGTGTCGTAGTTAACTTTCTTGATGATATCCAGGCGGATTTGCTCGGATGCGGTGATCTCTGACATGTCTTACCTCTGTGCGATGTGGGGTGCATTATCGAAGCCACTCGGTGAATGGCTCCTGTAATTACTTGCCTCTTGTCTAAATGTTGTCATATGTTTCATATTAACGAGAGTTCTGGAAAGCATTCAGCTCGCGTACGCTACAACAGTCATCCACAAACAGAAAAGGAGCACAAAAAATGAACAGCAACTTTCAATTACCGCTAGATGACTTCCCGGTGGATCACCATCGTGCAGATGAAGTCTTGAAGTTCCTCAACGCGCAGAGTTTTATTGAAGTTATCAGAAAACCAACGTTCCCGGCAGGTAGATGCTATTGGAACGTTGAAGATTGTATTTCTAAGCATGGAGGCAAAAGTATCTATGGCTGGATGATTGAATGGGTTCCAGAACTTAATGTTGAAGCTATGCATCATGCTATTTATCAAACCCCAAATGGTGAGCTCATTGATGTGTCTGCAACCAGTGGGCCAAGATCTGGAAACTACACCACTTTCATTCCATCAAACGAATTGGCAATCAACCTTTCAGAACCACCGAGAATCCCAAGAAGAAATTACCCTTTAGTCAATGATCCTGATTTAATTCGTCATTTATACCTTTCTGAAAGGAATTTCTCTGCACATACTTCTTTTGTACGCGATTTTTTGAAAAACGGATATGCAATATTCTCAGAAGGAGAGGTAAAACAAATCAAAAGCATAGATAAGGCATTTGAAAAAAAATACAAACCTGAAATTGAAAAAACCCACAAAGAAGGGCTTGCAGTTAGAAAAAAACTACTTATTAGGTATTTCCGATAATGATAAATTTTGGCCACCCTTCGGTGCTCGTAGCAAGTGATGACCCAGAAAAAATCCTTTCCGAAAGGAGACTTATCTCAGGGTGGATGTACAAAAAATTATTTTTTAGATCAATTCGGCCAGAGTAACTTGGGATATCATCTTCATTAGCATGATAGCTATCTTTTAATTTACTGTTGCTCATTCCGTAGGCCCTTCGATTAGTTGCGGACAGTTGGCCAGCACTGATTTGTTATGCGCCAGAATGTCGCGCTTGGTCTGTTGGTCCAGCACGTCAATATCGTGGTCGGTCAGGTAGATAATCCTCACCCAGCTGCACGCGGTATCAACGACTACCGGGGCGGGTGAAGTGCTCGCGCAGCTCCCGATCAATATCGTCATCAGGCATATGGCTAACAGTCTGCTGTACATCGCTGGCCTCTTTCGTGACTTCTGCCTTACGTTCTGCCGCGGCGACGGTGGCGGCGGCGGTCTCTTCGGTGTGCCGCTGATCGGCCTTGGCTTCCGCCTTACTGGTCCCGCGTGCATGGCCGATGCCGAACGCGCCAGCGATAGCGCCCAGGATTACAACCACCAGCCCCGCAATAATTTCAAAGTTCATTGCTGCGGCTCCTTTAGTTCGTCGGCCTTTTCTTTCAATGCTGGCTGGCGCACGTATTGCGATAGCACCGCCAGTACCACCAGCGCAGGGCTAATCAATGCCACGATGTTTGGCGGCAGGATGTTTTTGATATCCGGCGGCAGTACCGCCCAGGCGTGCAGCGCAGCATCCGGGAACGACTGCGCCCACATGCCAACCAGCGCGCCGATAGCTCCCAGCTTTACAGACCACGTTTTCAGCAGCAGGCTGGCATGGCCTACGAACTCCAGCCGGGTATATTTGCGCAGAAGTAACAGTACGAGCACAGCCACCAGCACGAGCAAAGCGAAAATGATCATCTTCATAGCACACGCTCCTTAACCCAACCGTAGAGGAAATCCTCGTTGGCTTCACGGCCCTCCGCCAGTTCGAGGTATCTGGCACCCTGGCTGCAGTTCAGCGCACGCAACAGAACCTGTTCACCCTCTTTCCCACGTGCCGAAAGATATCCCTTAAGCGCGGTGATGGTTCGGGGGCCAATGGCACCATCCGGGATAAGGTCGGGATAAAGCTTCCCGCGCATATTCATTGCGGTCAGCCAGCGCTGAAAGAACTTACTGGCGACGCTGGGCCCCATGTTCACGCCAGTGTCGCAAAGCTCATCTGCCAGTAACGTAGACAAACTCGCCACCTGGTCGAACCGGGGTCCGGTCCAGTAATCGCTCAGCAGGATTTGCTTTGCTGTTTCCCTGGGCAGGTTTCGCATATCACCGGTGTAGCCATGTGCACGGGCGGTAGTTTGCGTGATGCCCCAGCGGGTTGGCCCGCCTTTATCAGAGGGGTGATCGACATAACCACCCTCTTTGCCGAGGATCCCCTCGATAATCTGGTCTGCTGTCATTGTGCTTTCACTCCGGTGATTCGTTCCCAGAAATACGTGAGCGCTACAGACCCCATAGCGCCACTGATACCGGCAGTGGCCAGTATCATGTAAATACTCAGGCCACCTTCAATGCTGATGAGCCCACCAATAACCCCGGTAAAAGCCGAAACCACAATCTGCGCAAAAGCATTTATCCAGCTCCATTTTGCTTTGCCCTGCTTCACATCCATCAGGAATCGGACAAGGCCGCCCCAACCAGCAATGATCAGCAGAGCC